TATTTACCTTCAGTTTTAAGTCGCATATTATTGCCACAAAAAGTGTTATTTACCACAAGCAAATTACAATGGATTATGAAACATAAGAAAGTCTTTCTTCAAAATAAGGTTGACTCATATTTCTTAATTTCTGAAACAAGTGATCTTGACATTGAGGCAGCAAATACAATCATGTCGAAAGCGATAGATGAACATGGCTTATACAATGTAATTTAACCGGACATTCCAAGCCAATTAATTATACAAGGATGTAGTTGAAATTCTTAATATACGACAAGGGCCCCCATTCAATTTGCTCTTTCCAGTCTGTGCTTTTCTTAACCCTTGCACTTACCCTATTTTTCTTTGTAAAATGAAGGACACGACACGCTCTAACGAGCTAGTTAATTTTTAAGTGATACTTAAGTTATTGCATAAGTTTTATATATAATTAACTCATTAATACTTTACTATACGTATTTCCATAGCATAGAAAAATGTCGACTTAAAGCGGCATTTACCTATGATTTTAAGGTATTATCAACCTTATAAACTGAGCCTTTGTTCGAAGGCAATACCATGTGCTATCCGTGAAAGTTGGCCCATCTATACCCCTGTCAAGCGATACGCATATATTTATCTGTATTAGGCTGAATCAGCCTAACCTTCTCTACGACATCGTTAGTCTGGATTCACCAATATTATCTCATCAGCTCAATATGTGTTTCTCGGCATCAGCTACGCCCTCTCCGCCTGCCGCAGGCAGTCTTTGCGATGCTTGGCAATACGGGCAACTTCAACAGTACTCCCGCCGCTCCCAAACATATCCGCATACACAGCTGCAGCATGTCGCCACAGGCCCTTTGCCTCAAACTCCTTCGCTTTTTGCTCGGCAGCCTGCATCCTGAAAGGATCGCTTTTTTTCAACCATGCACGGAAGGACCACCTCAGGAATATCCGCATCAGGGGCGGCCGAATAAGTAAACTGAACGCTGTTACGAGTTCGGTTTAATATCCCTTCATCACTTAACTCTCTCAGTAACTTCCCAGCGGTGGCGCCATGTTTATCAAGCGCCTTGGAAACGTCACCAACTGCACAGTTAGGTTTGTAGCAGTCAAAAATTGCCACCTGTTCTTTTTGGGTTATGGATTTCGTCATTGGTCAATACTCGATTAATTAATTAAACCTGCCGCTTTGCGGCGTTTGTACTCTTCCATTAGCAACTGCGCCGGAGTTGGCCCTTTCGATGCCACTGGAGCTGCTAGCGACCGACGAACAGGTGGGATCGGCTTCCCAGCCAACACTCGCTTTTCCCACCCATACAGAATATCGCCGGCCTCACGCTCAAGCTCTATGTGGCTGAGCTGCCCATCAGTTCCGCGGCGGCGCATCTCAAGACAGATGTGGTAAAAAACCGGTTGAGGCCATGGATATTGCTCGCCGCTGGGGTATCGGAACACAAGCTTGCGCCATTTCCAGTATTCAGCCATCACGTCAGCGATGGTGATCCCCAGTACGCAGCGCCCTTCCCTACACCACTTGATGAACTGGCCAGGTGACGGCAGGAATGGGCGCTCCTGGCTGCGAGCTACACGCATGCCGGCGTCAACCTGTTCCATTGTCGTGATCCCGTTTTCTTTGAACGCCAGCACCCACTGCCTGCGAATTTCGTTTACGTCCTCCTGGCTGCGATTAACCAGGCTTGCCGGAAACGCGGCTGCCAGCTGTACGAACAGCCCGTTGATAATCTGCGCCACCTGCTGCGTTTGTTCACGCTCGGTATATTGCTCCGGCAGGTTATGCGCCACACGACATGCCTGTTCTTTGTCAAAATTGCGAATACCCTCGGCAAGGTTTTTCATTCCAGCACCCCGTCAATCCAGTCGGTGTTATGTAGGTCGACAGTGGCCCGGGTTGCGCTTGCCGTTCCGGTCGCGCGCAGCCGTTTAGTAGTGAGTTGATCCCACTGCTTACGCAGACTCGAAGGGCTCAGAATGTTGTCTTTCCAGAACTCGTCCCGGTTGGCCCACTGGAACAGGTCACAGATTTCGTAGTGAGTACGATTGTCCTGGACACGCATCAGCCTGATGGTGTTTGCCCATTCAGCCCATTTTGGCTCAGATAGCGATGCGTTTAAGGTGAGAAGCTTGTCGTAAATCCAGTGACTAGCCTTGAGGTCGTCTGCCGATCCCCATGATTTACCTGCCGGCGTGTATATCCCATCGGCAGCTTCAGGGTGGCGAGAGAGAAACTCTTGAGTTTTCTGGTTTCGGGATTCTTCAGAATTCCGAGACGAGGATCTTTTAATACTGTTCTTGTTATAGTCTTGGGTGTCTACCGTTTCCGGGAAGGTTTTTCCCGATTCCGGTAACACTTCTCCCGATTTCGGGAAGAGTTTTCCCGTTTTCGGTTTGTCCAAAATCCAGGCAGAAAGGTCAGTATTTATACCGACAGTTTTCATCACGCCCTGCTTTTTGCTAAAGATAATTTTGCGTTCTGCGAGTGATTTTAAAGCATCAGAAACGTGCGAATCACTCAGCCCTGTGAGCTCGGCGATCACCGTGTTCGTGACGCGGTCCTGCTTCTTGTTCCAGCCGTAGGTTAGCCAAATAACCGCCTCAAAACACTGCCATTCTCGACCAGATAATCTCAGGCGAGGTTTGAGCTGTTGGATCTCGTTAGCTACCTTGGTGTACCCATTCGACAGGTCGGCCATACGACCTCCCGGTTGTTCGGTTCTGTTGGGAAAATTGATAATTTCAGCGGTATTTGACATACTCGACTCCGCAATCACGCTTAGTTTTTGCACCTGAAAGTCGGTTCTGTTCGCGCAGACCGGCTTTCGCCATTTTAGAAGTCGTCACATGACCCCCAGTATTGATGTAACCATCGCCATCAATGGTCCAATTTGCTCTGGCATAAGTTGGAATAGTGATGCGATACCTTCGCTTACCTCTTTCAGCTTCTGATGCTCAGGAGCGTCCAGGATAATTGCCTGTTTTGCTTCAGCGACTTCTTTCTCGGCTTTTGCCAGTCGTGACAACTTGCAATCGGCGCCGATTAGATAAGTGCGATATTCGGTCGGCAGCACGGCCATGATTGCTGGCGTCATTTGACTAACATTTTCACGATACTGTTCGGAGTCGAAACGGTTGTCTAAGAATCGGAACAACTTCTGCCGGGCGCGACTTATGTCTTCTGGAAATTCGATACTATTTCCCCCCTGTCGTCTCCACTCCTCAACGATGTAGGCTGATACGACATCTTGGCCCGCTGTAGCTGCCCAAGCGCGCACCGCATCACGAATCAAATCTTGTTTTTGGCAATGAGTAGGTTGAGAACGGTTTATCATCGGAGCCAAGACGAATCCGTTATTGTGTTGATACATCAGTAATGTCATATGCACTCCCATAAGAATTTAAGCCGCACTATTACGCTGTTTGGTGAATACCAAGCTCTCTTTGAGCACTGGCGCGTGCCGCTTAAAACATTGCGTAGCTGCTTCGATAGCAAATGCTTTTTCTGGTGAAGCACGGCGATTACCGTATGCGATCTGATCCAAATACTGGCGGAATTTCTAGCTGAAAAAGAATACGCGTATCACATCGATGCCGAATTTAAAAATGAAGTTCAACGACTGGCCATGGATGTGGATAACAGCTACGTACAGAACTTACTTCTTGCCGCTGAAAACGTAGATGGGTTCAAAACCGCGAACGAATGCACCATCTGGAAAGCGGTAAACGCCGTTAAAAGCATATTTCCACAGGAAAAGCGTTCCGAACTAGCAACATTGATCCATTTCCTCACCATCTGGTTTGCAACCGACCACGTTGACCGCGGCATTCTTGTACGCGAATGGGCCTCTGGCAATCGCATTAGCAATGTTCAGCGCACCGATTCCGGTACGAATGCCGATAGCGGGTATGTCACCGATCGTGGTGAAGGCGCACACCATACACTCGACACCCTCGATCTTGAGATTGCCTGCGCCCTGCTGCCAATGGACTTCAACCACTTTGAGATCCCAGGCAGCATCCTGCGCCGCGCAAAAGATATCGTTACGAAGAAAGAGGAACCGTGGAAATCATGGAGCAATATCCTTCGTAATCAGCCGGGCGTGCTGGGAGTTAACCGCACAGCAGTCTTCAACCTGGTTCGCATCGCGCCGGAAAATATCCACCTGACACCAGCTGCGCACCTCGAGTTTGTTTGCCAGACGATGACGACTGAATTTAATTCCGCAGTTGAGTTACTGACGCTGCCTGCGCCAGTGGCAGAACCTGAAGCGGCAGCACAACAGCCACAGGTTGAGAATCTCGGCAGCGGCATGTTCTCCATCGAAGGTTTGACGGGTGGAAATAACGACCCGGTCATCAATACCTCCTCAAATGAAGTCGTAAAAATGGAAAACGTAACGGAGACCACCAGCGATGTGCAGATGGAATCGACTCAGCCAGAGAAAGTCGAAAATACTGATCCGGTACAACCAGGCGAAGGCGTTGATGCAGATGATACTCAAGCAGTTACCGTAGCGCCGGCAGAGATACTAGCCGCTGCCGCACCAAGTCTCGCTAACCAAGAACCGATAGGTGGAAACCAAATAACGGATTCAGCCAGCCAGAATAGCGATTCTGCACACCAGAAAGTGCCAGAACCGAAACAAAATGAGCCGGAAGTGCAGCGGGACGAACCAGCTGCAGAATACCCTGCCTACTTCGAACCGGGTCGTTATGAAGGTTTACCAAACAACGTTTATCACGCAGCGAACGGGATCAGCAGCACGCAGGTTAAAGATGCCCGTGTGAGCCTGATGTATTTCAACGCGCGCCACGTCGCCAAGACTATCCAGCGAGCGCCGTCCAAAGTACTGGATATGGGTAACCTGGTTCATGCACTGGCGCTGCAGCCTGAAAACCTCGAAGAAGAATTCAGCGTGGAGCCGGAGATCCCAGTAGGTGCGTTCACTACCGCCGGCACTCTGCGTGAGTTTATCGATGCGCATAATGCCAGTCTTCCAATCTTGCTGAGTGCAGACGATATCAAAGCGCTGCTGGAAGAGTACAACTCCACGCTACCCGCACAACTGCCGCTGGGCGCGAGCCTGGAGGAAACCGCGCAGAGCTACATGGCGCTGCCGGCTGACTTCCAGCGTATCGAGGCAGATCAGAAGCAGACGGCAACGGCAATGAAGGCATGCATCAAAGAGCACAACGCCACCCTGCCCGTGCCGGTTAAAACCAGTGGCAGCCGTGACGCTCTGCTAGAGCAGTTGGCAATCATCGCCCCTGACCTAGTGGCACAGGAAGCGCAGAAACCTGCGCCACTGAAAGTGTCCGGCACCAAAGCGGATCTGATTCAGGCGGTGAAATCTGTTAAGCCGGATGCCGTGTTTGCCGACGAACTCCTGGATGCATGGCGCGACAACCCGGGCGACAAGATTCTAGTGACGCGCCAGCAGCTGGCGACCGCGCTGGCCATTCAGTCGGCCCTTCTGGCCCACCCGACCGCTGGCATGCTACTCCAGCACCCGAGCCGTGCAGTTGAAGTCAGCTACTTTGGCTTTGACGATGAAACCGGCCTGGAAGTGCGTGTCCGCCCTGACCTCGAGATCGATATAGACGGCGTGCGTATTGGCGCTGACCTGAAAACCATCAGCATGTGGAACGTTAAGCAGGAAGGACTTCGCACCAAACTTCACCGCGAAATCATCGACCGTGATTACCACTTGAGCGCCGCAATGTACTGCGAGACCGCAGGTCTGGATCAGTTCTTCTGGATTTTCGTCAACAAAGACGAGAACTACCACTGGATCGCCATCATCGAAGCTTCCGCAGAACTTCTGGAACTGGGCATGCTTGAGTACCGCAAATCTATGCGCGCTATCGCTACCGGCTTCGACACAGGTGAATGGCCAGCACCGATCACCGCCGATTACACCGACGAACTGAACGACTTCGACCTGCGCCGCCTTGAAGCGCTGCGTCTGGCTTAATGGAGGAACTGACTATGCAAAACACCAATATCATTACGACTGAGCAGGCACCCAACACCATTTCTGCCAGCAATGCAGTGTTTAACGTGCAAGCTTTGGGTCAACTAACCTCGTTCGCTGAGCTGATGGCACAGTCCGCCGTCACCGTTCCTAAACACCTGGCCGGAAAACCTGCCGACTGCATGGCAATCGTGATGCAGGCAATGCAATGGGGCATGAACCCCTACGCAGTTGCACAGAAAACACATCTGGTGAACGGCGTGCTAGGTTACGAAGCTCAGTTAGTTAATGCAGTTATATCCAGCTCCAGCGCCATCGTTGGCCGCTTCCATTATAAATACGGCGGTGATTGGGAGCAGATTGCGGGACAAAAAGAAGGTCGCAATGAATTAGGCCTGTTTATCAAAGTTGGTGCGGTTCTCCGCGGTGAAGAGGACATTACTTGGGGTGAGCCTATTTACCTCGCGGATATCACCACACGTAATTCACCGCTTTGGAAGACAGCACCAAAGCAACAGATCGCATATCTGGCCGTTAAGTATTGGGCGCGACTCTACTGCCCTGAGGTGATCCTCGGCGTCTATAGTCCGGATGAAGTTGAGCAGCGTGCTGAGAGGGAAATTAACCCAGCACCGTCAAGAGTTAGCCTCAGCGACCTTTCAGGTGACAACGTAACAACCACTCACATCGCGCAGGAATCGGCCGCCAACATCGATACCCTGGCTGATGATTTTCGCGACCGCATCGATGCTGCACAGGACGTTGATAGCGCCAAAGCGTTACGGGTTGATATCGAAAGCGTAAAAGCAACGCTGGGTTCCGCCCTGTTCACCGAGCTAAAGAACAAAGCAGTGAAGCGTTACTACCTTGTGGATGCACGAAACAAAGTCGAAGCGGCTATCAATTCCTTGCCGCCATCAGATGCTCCCGAAGCGATTGAGCGGTTCGGGGAAGCTGAGCGCGTGCTGGCTTCGGCGAAACGTCATCTGGGCGAAGAACTGCATGAGCAGTTCAGCATCACCCTGGCGGATATGAAACCGGAATACGTGGCTTAGGGAGATCGGGAGGGGAAACCCTCCCTAAAGGAGACAATATGCGACTGATCAATCGAGGTAGTAGGCAATCCCCTTTGGCTCGCCAGGCATGTGACATCGCGCTCGCAGCCCACCAACAACGTTACGGCGATTACGGGCGAAGCAAGATGAAAGAGACCTACACCGTGAGAGTTGAAGGTGTGAAAGTTTGGGTTGAAGTGGTGAATCGTAAGGCGAGCTATGTAGCTACAGCAATGACTGGCATGCGCCGGCTACGTTCCCAGCCCGGCCAAGCAAACTGAAACTGAAATATCAACGACTAAAGACCGGCATATCTATACTCATGCCGGTTACCTGAGGTGAACCATGTCGCAGGTAATTTTTAACGAAGAATGGGTTGTTGGCGCAAGGCTCACAGAAAAAACAGGCCTGACCCAACGACAGATTGAGAAGTATCGTCAGGGTTGCTGGGTGGAAGGTGTCCATTTTAAACGGATATCGCCTTCTGGGGAAAAAACCTTGCGCGGCACAACCTGGTATAACTATCCGAGAATTAATCAGTTAATAAGGGATGCGTAAGATGGAAGCTTTGCCTACAGGTGTTGAAATCAGAAACAATAAGATTTGTATCTGGTTTATGTACCGGGGAAAGCGTTGCCGCGAAATTCTCAAAGGTTGGATTAACACCCCGGCGAACATCAAAAAAGCCGGGAATCTTCGGGCTGTGATCGTTAGCGAGATCAACCTTGGAGAGTTTGATTACCACCAGCGCTTTCCTTCATCTTCCAGAGCAAAAAAAACCGTAACCACTGTTTCAGTTCAAACCTTTTCAGAGCTGTGTGAACTGTGGACGAACATTAAAGAAACAGAAATTAGCGCGAACACGATGCGTAAGACGCGCTCACAACTCGGTACGTTAATGCACATCATCAACGGAGATACGCCTGTTTCAACTATACGCCACAGTGACATTCTGAAATACAGGAAGGAACTGTTGAACGGTGAGACACTTTACCTGGCAAATCCCAGAAGCAACAAACAGGGACGCACTGTGCGTACCGTGAACAACTATATATCGCTACTGTGCTCCCTGCTTCGGTTTGCATACAAATCTGGCTTTATCAGTGGCAAGCCCTTTGAAGGGATCAAGAAACTACACAAAGGGAAAGTAAAACCGGATCCTTTAACGAAGCAGGAGTTTAGTTTGCTTGCGGAATCCGAGCGTGGCCAGAGCCTCAATATGTGGACGTTCGCAGTTTATACCGGTGTCCGTCATGGGGAGCTTGCAGCTCTTGCCTGGGAAGATATCGACTGGGAAAAAGGTACGGCTCATATACAGCGCAATCTTAATGCGTTGGGCATGTTCGGCCCACCAAAAACCGAAGCAGGTAACCGGGTTATCACCCTACTAGAGCCGGCACTTGAAGCCTTGAAAGCACAGCGCAAGCTGACAGCGCTACAGCCTAAAACCGAAATTGTCTTTAATCATCGCGAGTATGGCGCAGTGGAACATCAAAGCCTGCGATTCGTTTTCATACCCCGGATGCGCAAAGGAGAACAGAAAGCCTACTACTCTTTATCGAGCATCGGTGCGAGATTCAACGCAGCTGTAAAACGTGCTGGTATTCGCCGCCGGAATCCGTACCATACGCGGCATACTTTTGCCTGCTGGCTTTTATCTGCCGGCGCTAACCCGTCTTTCATAGCCAGCCAGATGGGGCATGAAAACGCGCAAATGGTTTATGAAGTCTACGGTGCGTGGATTGAAGAAATGAATGGCGAACAGGTGCTGATGCTTAACGATAAGCTAGCACGCTGA